CCATTTCAGCAGCATCTGTTACAGAACCAGCTTGTAGTTTTTGTTTTTCAAGTTCTACCTTTGCTTGCTCAAGTGCAACAAGTTGTTGTTCTGGAGATTGAGCTTGTCCCATCGCTTGATTTGCATTCATTACTTGTTGGGCTGCTTGAGCCATTACCATTTCAACAACAGCAGGATTCCTTGCTTGTTCTGCTGGAACTTGTTGCATTAACTGTTGTGTCATACCATTCATTTGTTCTTGGTATTTCATGATAGAATGTTCTTGAATATTTGATTGCAGAATAGGAGCTATTCTTTCCATGATGGGATTTGCACCATTCTGTGGATCTTGTAGGTATGCCATCTTTACTTGTATGTGAGCATCATGGTTCTGTCCGGGGAATGCTGCAATGGGAATACCTTTTGTTGCTGCCATAATATCTGAAACAGGATCAAGAGGTTGTGGTTCAATCTTAGGTGGTAGTATCTCATCTAAGTTTGGCATATTAGCCGCATTTAAAATAGTACGGTTCAATGCTTCTATATTAAACATTCCGGGTGGCGATTGTTGTGCCATTTGTAGTGCCATGTTTGCCATCATCATACGATGGGCATTTGATGGAATGTTTGGATCAGATACAGGAATAATATCTATACGACCATCAAAGTCTCTCTTGAAAATACTACGAGTCTCATAAGGAACATCATATGGATATTCTTCTGGTAGATATTCATAATCAATACGAGCTAAGATTCTAAATTCATCTTTCTGAGATTTGTGTAAACGTTTATGTATTGCACTAAAGAATTTACTTGACGCTTCAAGAAGTGCCATTGTAGTACCAACGGGTCCATAGGAGGCAGCATCAGAGATAACTTGCTCTGTGCTATCCGCAAACTTCTGACCAGCAGCAGTTACGAAGTTCAACATCTGGAACAGAGTAGAGGAAGGCTCTTTGTAGGGGAGGGGAACAATAGCCTTTGATAAGTCTATTCCAGTTGCTTCAACCTCCTTGAACTCGCCGGGTGATACAGGTTCGTTGTCACCAACAACCCGCACACCTTTGGCCTTAAATCCTCCCGGCAGATTTGCAAATTGCCCTGCATCTATTAATGATCTCATTGCGGCAGTGGCACTCATAGTCAAATTACCAAGAAAATGAATTAGGCCAAGTCCGTAGAAACCAAAGCCCGGAACAAACCTATAATGCACAAAGTGGCTTACCTTTTCTTTGTTCGGGTCATCTTGCTTATAGTTTCTGCGAATACTTAGTACTTGTCTTGATTCTTGTTCTACTGTTACAATGTATGGGTAGAACACACCTTCTTCTTCAAGATCAAGATAACAATGTTGTTCTAGAAGAACATACTGTGGATCGTTATCAGAGGAAGGAGACAATCCAATTATTGTATCCATCTTCTCACTAAATGCTGTTGTTGCATTCATAGATGGATCTGGAAGGTCAACATTCGCATAGACACCAGCACGTATATCTTTTTGTATCTCTACTGGGCTACGATAGATAACATGTGTATAACGATCTGCATTACTTAGATCAGTTGCATAGTAAGAGACATAGAACTGATCAATAGGAATAAACTCTGACTTAGGACGTTTTACTGTAGCATCATAGTACAGCTTTTTAAATGCTGACCCAATCAGAGGTAGATGGAATAACATACGTTCAAACTCATCAAAGAACTCAGGCATCTGTTCTGTTACCTGATAGTTCATAAAGTTCTGAACACGATTTGCTTGTAGTTCCTTATCAGGAGAAGAGCTACCAATAATCTGTGTCTTTACAGGACCGCTTGAAGGAAACAATTCATTTGAAGCTTTTGATTGAAACTTAACAGCAGACTCAATTAGTAATGGATGTACAGCAGTACATGCACCTTCAAATGGTTCTGATCCTTGTTCTAGTTTTAATCCTAGAAGATCAAAGCCTCTTTCAAACATAGACTCCCACTCTGAACGTGAATCTTTATCTGCTTCAAAGTTATCTATAACATCACTAGCAATTTCAGAAAGATCTCCTTCATCCATCTCTTCTGCTAGATTATCATACCATTCACCAATCTCTTCGTTTGCTTCCATCTCTACAGCAGAAGAGAAGTCTACAATTACACCACCATCATCGTCTACCTCAAACGTAGCATTCATATCTTCTTCAACAGCTTCTGGTAAAACATTAATGTTTTCTTCTGTTGGTATTTGTTCAAAAGGATTTTGTTCTATAGCCATTATATTTGATCCTCAAGCAAACCTTCAGCTAGTTCGCTTCCAAATGTTGCATTCATATAATCGTTCAACTCTTCCATTGTTGTTATATTTTGAGTTTCTTCTGCTACTTTTTCTGCTGCTTCAATACCAAAAGCATCTTTTATTGAATCTATAGTAGAATCTATAGCAGAATCTACTGCCTCAGTTATTCCTAAATCTTTTGATGCTTTAGATAAAAAATCTGTTTGAGAATAAGGATCACCCATTCCAAATCCTTGCAGAGCTAAACCTGCATATCCTTCAGGATTTATATATGGCTCTTCACGATCAAATAGACCACTACGCATTCTTCCACCAATAGTATTAGGTGCTCCCATTGCAAAGTCTCTTCCAAGTCCAAGTGGGGTAACACCTGTTATATTTCTATAAAAATCATAACCAAGACCTGTTAAATCTTTTACTCCTCCCATCATGCCCATTCCAGCAGCTTGTGCTGCCTCTGCAAAAGATGGAGCTTGAAAAGCATATTCGCCTGTACGTGGATCTATATTTACATCTACACCTAATCCCATTGCAGATAAATTTGCTATTGCATCTAATTCATCTTGTGTATATGACTGTCTATCCAGTTCATCTTTTCTATCAAAATATCCAATATCCATTAAATCATTATAACCAAATGAACCTTGTCTTTCAGCATAATCTATTGCATTATCTAATGCTTCTCGATCAAATCCCATGTCTGGATCTGCCGCAGCAGCAGCCTCCGCAGCAGCAGCCGCTGCCGCTTGTGCAGCACTTACATTACCTTGTACATCTTCTAATCCTGTATAATCTGGAGCTTTACTAGGATCAGTTGTTGTGCCATCACTACCACCACTATCACCACTATCACCAAAACAACAGTGGTTTAATTCATAATCATTGTATAGATTATTCCAAGAACGGATAGAAGACCACCCATCATTCCATATAGGTTTTTTAAATTCTCTGAACATTACTTGTTCTTCCACTCCCCAATCTTCTAAAGTTTACTACTCTAGGTAAGTCTTTTTCTTTTCTTAATTTATCTAATCTCTTTAATGCTATAGCTCCACCACCATAAGGACAAATAATATTTACTAACCATAAGTTATTTCCAGATTTCCAATCATCAGGCTTTAAATTATATTTTCTTTCTGCATATAATTTAGATGTTTCATCTGATAGTAAAGCCCAACTAGCCCAACAAAGTGGAACTTCTTTATCTTCATAAATAATATACTGTCCTAATTCTAATGGTGGTAAGACCAAGTTGTAAATAGCTTTTAATCTTATATTATTTAAATTATCTGTTAAAGATAAAATATCTAATACTTTTTTTAAATCTTTCATATTATTAGTATAGCATATTTTTTTCTAAGTCACGAATTATATTTATACATTCCAGTATGTTGCTCTACTACGTCTACCTTCTTCCTCATAGTCAGGATCATCTGGGTGAGTAAGGTGCCATGAATCTTTCATGTAGTGTACTGCCATTGTTAGAGCATCCACTTGGTCATCATGGGCCGCATTTGGAAAGCGTATGAGTTCTTCTACTAAGTCATCTGCCCACTTCTTGTTCATGGGTATCCAGACCCTACCTGATTCCATCATGGGAGTTGCAGCATAAACTCTGGATACCTTATCCTTGTCGGGATTATATTCTAATACTGGTAGTCCTGCTCTACGCATGTCTTGTATGAGCGACTGCCCAGATGCTTTCTTCTCTACCATGCAGATATCAGGCTTATGTTGGTTGTATAACTTCTGAGCCATACGCCTTAGTTCTGGATATTCATATCTACCTTTGATATTACCTAGCAATATGAGGTGTGGAGCAAAGTCTTCATACACT